TAGTTGTGTTTCATCTGTATCTACAAACTCTTCTGTTTGCTTATCCTGCTCTATTTCTTTGATTTCAAACTCTTCTGTTTGCTTATCCTGCTCTATTTCTTTGATTTCAAACTCTTCTGTTTGCTTATCCTGCTCCATTTTTGCCTGCTCTTGTGCTTCTTTTACTTCTTTTGCTGTTCTAGCCATTTCTAAGTCCTTCATGTATTTATATTTTGTGTTTAGCTCATTGTCGTAAGAACATAAAGCCATATCGTGTTATGCCTTGGTAGTTTCTCTAAAAGTTATCTCATCTTCCATAGTGTCAACAAGACTACCCATGAGATTAATAGCATAGGCAATACCTCTTTGCTGTTCAAGTTTCATAACTCTTTGTTCCATTGAAGTTTCACTATCCATAGCCAATCTATAAAGGCTGTTGTATTTCTCCGTCAATTCCGTTAGGTATATCTGAAACCCGTTGCTGTTCAAAGCCTCCTCTAAGTCCTTCTTCATCTCCTGCGGGGTTATTGTTTCCACTTCCGTTTGGTTCTTCAATTTCTCCGAGTCCTCTATCGTCTTTTGTTTGCTCATCTTCGTATTCTCCTTTCAATATTGGAATAACTGTTTTTAATTTTAATGCTTTTAGCTTCTCTTCAAAAAGTGCATCTAAGACTTTCAAATATCTCTTTGCACCCTCTAAATCTTCAAGCTCTGAATGTGATTTAACATTTTGAATAGCTGTACCTTCTGCTGATTGGATATTGTTTAGTAATACTTCGCTGTTTACTGCTCCAACTCCTGCATTGATAGACACAAAGAACTTAATATTTTTTGTTCTGTCCACCCCATACATATTTGGTGAACTGTCATATTTGTATATTAATTTAACCATACGTCTAATAGCTGGCTCAAAAAAACTTTCGTTCAAAGCTCTAATAATGTCACTTATCGTTGAGTTACCCTCTTCTGATAAAATGCTCATACCTGTAGCTGTTTGATATTTGCTGTCGTTATCTACCATTCCTTGTGTTGCTTTTGTTACACCGCTCACCTCCTGCATTTCTGTATCTAATCTATCTGTATGAAAAATTGATGGGTCTATTCGTGGGATAGGTACTTGTTCAACTTCATCTAGTTGTGATACTAAAACTTTTTTTCTACCTGATGCTAAATCGGGTTCATTTAGTCCTGATGTTTTTGTTGCTAAGTATTGTGGGTTGAATGTTTTGTCTATCGCGTCTATCTGTTGATTACGCGTTATTGTATATTCCTCCTGTAGTGGGATTAGTGGCTCTATGAAACTGCTACCATAAGCTTCAACTGCTCCTTTTTCTTCGATACCTACAAATTGTGGGTCAATATTTCCAATGATAAACGGTGAACCATCTCTAAGCGGTTCATCAGTTCTTATAAAGGTTTGGTCGGGAAGTATGGTAGATACTAACCAACGTCCATTTTGATAGCGATATACGTCTAAAATTTCAACTCTTGACGCATCACCAATGTCTATTGTTGAGATTTTGTCTGTTTCAGTAGTGTTACCAATATAGTTTTTCCACTTAAATTTTTTACCAAACTGTTTGCGTAAATTGCCAACTGTTGCAGATAATCTATGGACGTAATATTGAATATCAAATATGTTTACAGCGTTTGGGTCAATCCATAAATCTTTAATCTTAATTCTAGTTATAGAAAGACCTTTGTTTCCCCAATGTATTTTTACAATAGGAGTACCATACACAAGACCATCTATCACCGTTGGCTTAAATCGTGTGTATAAATTTAGTTTTTTTGTAGTCCAATCATCTAAAGCTTTTTGAAGACCTGCTATGTCTGCAACACTTTCAGGGCTTACAAATTCAGGTGATAACTTTGCAAAACTATCATTTTCAAAATATGTCTTAAGTACAGAAATACTTACTTTTCTAACTTTTGCTTTGATAATTTGTGGTGTAATATGACTCTTTCTTCTTGATATAAGACTTTTAAGCATATTAGGAGAGAGTACATTCCGATACCCTGCTTCAAGTTCGGCAAATGATGTTCTATAAAGCCCATAACCTTTTTTGGCTTCATCAACCATTATTAGAACTCTTGTCTGATTTTTAGTCATTGTCTTCCTTTAATTTTTTTATTATTCTTTGTGTGGTTCTTATGTTAAACCCCATAGACTTACTAATTTTTAGAGGAGTCCAACCCGCATGGAATAAATCTTCTATAAGTAGTGTTCTTAGCATACTAGGATATACATAGTGATTAAAAGCGTAACTGTCGCTCATCTTAAAAAGTGCAAGTGGATTGTTAATAAGCTTTATTGCATTTTTAAAGCCCCGTGAAGGAGTAAAGCCACTATCTCTAACATACTCAACCATTGACTGTTTAACCCCCACGGCTTCCGAAACTGCTTTCACATCAAGACCTGCTTCAAGTAGAGTGTATATTAGATATGTGGTAGCTTCTCTTCTTGAAATAGACAAGTGTATGCCTTTAGTATCTTTTATTTTTAACCAAAGTCTAAAGATATGATTTTGAAAAATCTGTCTAACACTATACGCGTTTGCTTCTCTAACTGTTACCATACACCACCCCCATAGTTATAGGTTGTCATAAGACTATTCTCTACTGTTTCAATAGTGGTATCACTATCAGCCTCTTCTATGTAAATCATTCTTTCACAAGATAAAGCAAAAGCATCTGCCTTATCAGGAGAGCGTCCAAGCTCTTTTTTTATCTCATCTTTTTCTACTAATTGCAACTTACCTGTAGTAGAAATTTTGTATTTTTGTGCCATAAGTTCACCAACAAGTTCATCATCATCTATGATTTTTCCATCTTCTAAAATCTCTTTTAGTGTGTAGTACCATTCAGCTCTTTTGTTTTGATATTTTTTACTATTACTCGCCATATTAGAGCCTTTTACTCCAATTACGATGTCTAATCCCTTATCGAAACATACAGCAGATAAAGATGAACCAATACCAATAGCATCAGCAAATATCACAGATGGTTTTCTTTTTGCACTGTTATACTCATAAATAAGCCACCCTGCAATATCGGGTAGTGTTAAGCCACTTCTTGCAGACATTTCGTGAAAATATTTACCTGTTCTTTTGACTAAAACAGTTTTATCATCACCAAAATCAGCAATATCTATACCCCAAACCTCACCACCACTATCATCAAAATTCTCTCTCACAAGAGCATCATCAACCTCTTGTAGTGAAAATACAGCATTGGAAGATTGCTTAGGAAACTCACCCTTAACACGGACACGATAAACATCACTATCTTCACCATATTGTCTTTTCTTCTCAGCAACCCATTTTTGAGATACATTCTCTGACTTCTCAGCGTTAAATTGGTAGCAGTTCCATTGCCACTTGTTTTTGTGTTGAGAGTCGTAGAAGTACCCCTCTGTTCTTGTAGGATTGGCAGTCATAATGACTAAGGTACTCTCACCAGTCATAGCACCCTCTGCAACCTCAAATATCACTTGTGGAATACCTGACGCTTCATCAATAATAAATGCTAAATGTTCAGCATGGAAACCTTGTAATGCTTCGGGCTGTTCTTTTCTAGCAGTTCTAGCTACAGCAAAACTGTCATTAGCAAAGTCCACTTTTTCCTGCTTAACCTCAGCTTCATTTTTTAGCTTATCGGGAAGTCTATCTCTCCATTTTTTAATCTCGGGTAGTAACAAATCGTATAGTTGATGAGATGTAGGGGCAGTCATAGGTATCTTAGCATCAGACCTAAAAATACCCCACCATAAGACAATCCATGCCAATAGTGTAGTCTTGCCTGTTCCGTGACCTGACCTTATAGAAATTTTTGTAGCTCCCTTATCAATATCTTTAATGACCTTTAACTGTTGGCTAGATGGTTTTAGCTTAAGCACAATGCGTACAAAAAACTCTAAAGACTTTGCAGAAGCTTTAACAATCATTATGTCTTCTTTAGTCATTATCATCTCCTCTTTCAAATTCATCACAAAAACCTTTTGATGATTTTATTATGAGTGGAGAACAGTTATAAAGGCTACATCTTATTGCACTATAACCGCGATATGTAAAAGGAGTTTGTGAAAATCTACACTCTTCACATGAGCCGATAGAGTCATAGATTTTATCAATTAAATTATCAACCGAACCCTTAGAGTACGTCCCCATTTTCCAACCTTCATACTCTCCAATTTCTGTAATGCTGTTAAGTGCTTCATCTTTAGTCATTAGTACCCTCCACTTTTTCGGTTTCGGTTACTTCTGCTTCAATAGCATCATCAGTAGGCGAAGCCAAAAATTTTTTTAGGAATGCGTCAACATCACTATCAGGAACAACATCAGCCCTAAGCTGTTCCGTAATGGAAAGATTTACATTAACATCAACCTTTTTGTTAAGCAGACCCGTAAATTTCATACCAGTCTCAATAGCCTTAAGCTTATCGTGCATTGTTATTTGTAGGACTCCACCCGTTTCAGCATCGTACTTTACAGACTTAATAGCATCAACATATCTATCATCAATATCTTCTTTAAAGACACCTGTTTGCAAATCTATAACATCGTTAAGGTTAGTGTTTTGGATGTTAGTTAGTTTTCTTAAGGAAGCATAAGCCCCCTGCTCCATATCTGCGATAGCAGTCGAGACAATTTCTTTAAGCTTTTTTCTAGCCAAGGGCTTACTTAGTATTTCTGTATGCCTCTTAATAGGAGTGTACTTACCAAAGACTTGTGTTAAGGCTTTTCTCTCATCTCCTAACTCAGCAAAAGTATGTAGGTACTTAATGTCATGTTCACTAAGATAGTTACTCATCAGGAAGTCTC